GTATCATGGTTATTGTGAATATCTTTTTCATCGTNAATTCTCCTTTATTAACCAACATGAACCAATGTTGTAGTTGACCATCTTAACGCCGTCGCTGCCTTACCTGTGCAGTTCACCTTAATAGTTGTACCGCTTGCTTCGATTTCAACATCAAAGTCCGAATCAGCCTCGTCGTACATATCAGGTATATAATCAATTCGTGTCAATACACCGCCGTCATTATTAAACGCTGCCCTGAAATGAGCAAAAACGGCATAAGCACCTGTAACAGTGTAAATTGCCGTAACAATGGCATCTACGTAGGTTGCGGTATTACTGCCTGTACCAATCGACAATATTGCCGTTTTGGTTGCGTCCGCCGTTGATATTTTTGCTTCCAGTAAGTCTGAGGAAGATGGATATATTTTCATTCAACACCACCTTCCTTAAAATTCTGTTGTTATTTGTATTGTTGGGTATAAACCTGCTACCGCCGGACACATTTTGAATTTGCTTATTTCGTCAAATCCTTCGAGCACGATTGTCTCACCCGCTTTTAAAACATGTCCTCTGGTTGTGCTGATATTTGTGCTATTGAATCCGTATCTTGCGTCGTTGTTTTCGATTGATACAATAGCATAAAGCGCCTGTGTCCCGTGTGTTTCACCTGCACCTGCTGTTTTTTGAATTGTCGCACCCATTGTCGAAAGACTAACGGCTGCATTTGCTGCGAAAGTGTACGGAGTGATTGTCTCTGCAATGTCCGCACCTGCTAATATTTGAATTTTCTGTGGCATTTTTTCCTTCCTTCCATCCTAATGCTTTAAAATATCGTGTCAGTAGTGGAGTGGGGTTCACCCACCCCACTATGACTGTTGATTGAGATTAATCCGGGATAATGTCAATTACGACCAATGCGTCAGCATCAGAGTGAGCAGAAGAAGTAAAAACAATCGTTCCGGCCTTTGCAACTGAACAATATGCAGAATCAATCGTAGACGNAGNAACAATTGCTTTATCGGTTGCCATGCTCATTGCATTTGATACTGCATCACTCCCATTCGAGATAGTCAGCGTTTTAGTCGCCTGATTACCACCACTTGCAATTCGCATCAAAGCAGTTACGATTTTCAGTTTGAANGGGATTGTAATTGTGATCGTTTCAGAAGTTCCGAGGTCAACGAAATCGCAAAACAGTTTATCACCATAGATATACGCTTCAACGGCTGCGCTGCCGCTATGAACGGCTGTGAGGGGGAATTTACCCCCTTTGGTTCTCCACCATGCACCTGCTGTTATCATAGTTCACCTATCCTTTCTTTATGCGTAAGTCATTAAAATTAATGACGACTGGTTAATAGCGGCAATGGCATTAGATATTAATTCGGTAGAATTGCCCTTAGAAAAAGCATTAGCAGCGCCGCCAGCGGCCGTTTGGCCAGAAGTTGTATCGGCAAAATAATCAGCCCGGTTGTAACCGGAAATCATTGCTCCACCAATTTCTTTGACGTTTTCATGGTCGTCAATTTCGCTGGTNAAACGNAAATCTTCGGCAATACCTTTTCCGATAGCCTGATTACCAACAACAATCGCATTCAGGTTTGTTCCGACGGTATCTGGCTCAATGGCAGTTGCGAAGGTTGAACCGAAGAAATCATCGTTTGTGGTATTAAAACCACGAATCCCGATAATATCTTCAAAAATCGCAAAGCCTTCGATAACATCTACAACGCCATGCAATTCCGGTTCTTCACGCATTTTACCATTATAGGCAGCACGGACAGCGGCTGCATAATTACCAGAAGTTGTATCGCTTTTCAAATTGGTTACTTGGTCGGGGTGCAAAAGAAGCATCCAGAACTTATAACCGTTTTTGGTAACAATCTGTGGGATTTTCAGTGCCATACAAAGATTGCGCAGCTTCATCAGGTGAGGAATTGTCAACCTTATTGGCGTACCACCACCGGCAACAGCCGTTACGGCAGTATCGAGTTGGCTGGCTAACTTTGTGGTTTTCGCTGTTCCGACGGTTGTAATGGCCGTAGTTGAAGATGTGTAATACCAGTTAGGGTGTAGACGTTTTACCAGCCCCAGACCATCATATCCGGTAGCTTTGGAAAGTTCCCGTGATACACCTTCGTAAAAGGTACGGTAAACGTTATGATTTTCGTACTTTGAAAACCAGTCGGCTAACAGTGGACGTGCTTTATCATACAATTTGTAAAGTTTTGCACGTTGTTCCGACATTTGCCCGGAACGCTGGGTAACGGCGTGTCTTACCTGGTTGACATAGGTACGCAACCAGCGCAATGTCATTTCTTCGCCAGTACCTTTTAATACCGTATCACCAAAGACCGGTTCACCAGTCAGATACCGTAGCATCGGGATAAGCATATTATCTCGTCCCTGTTCCATGTACGCCTTCAACATTTCAATCGGTTTCCCGGAAGGTTTATACATTGGATTTCCATTATCGTCTTTGCTAACATCGACGAATCCGGCGTATTTTGCCCAGAATGTGTTATTCCACGCTTCCTTGCGAAGCTTGGCATCCATCAGGGCAATGTTCATAATTGAAGATTGAGTTACTTCCATTTCAGGTTCTCCTTATCGTTTGCCTGATAATTTATTAACCGCCGATTCAAGCGACTCAACTTCTTCCATTGATAGTCCGTCGAGAAATCTATCCCGTTCCATTGGACTCATTTGATTGAATTTCACGACTTTTCGTGATTCTGATTCAGAACCTTTTCCTTTGGAGTCTATTTTATTGTCAATTTTATCAGCAGCATTTTTGATCCGTTCCCTGGTGCTTTGTTCCGTACTGATTTCAAGAACCTTACCGATTTTTTCAAATCCGTGCAAATCAATCATGGCTTTATATACCGAGTTTTCGGTCAAACGACCGTTGTCGGTATAGTTCTTTGCCTGTTCAATGACTTCATTGTATCCATCGTCGTCGAAAACACCATCTTTCCCGATAAAAAAACCTTTCTCTTTGAAAACAGTTTTGTGCTTATCAATGAATTCGCTGTTTTCTTTGGAAGAAATCTGTTCGTTTATCAGCATCGTATGGCGTTTATCGAGAATGTCCTGTTCCGATTGTGCAATCGCGTCCGCTAATTCGTCATAGCGTTCTTTGTCGAATTCCGGGTCGAGTTTAACCATCTCGGAAGATAGTTTTTTATGCGCTGCTCTTAAATCATCCAATGACATCTGTTCAACAATGTTTTTCGATTCGGTTTCTTTGTGTTCAGTCCGGGCTCTGCCCAGTTCTTCACCTTGCTTCCCTAACTTTTTAGACGCTTCCTGGTGCATTTGAATAATCTGCTCACGGGTTTTGCCTTTATAAGTCGGGTCGCTATCATCATCGTCAGATTCTATTGAGGTTTCCTTTTCCGTCGATTTCGATTTGTCTGTCGATTTTTCTTCGGTTTCAACTTTACCCTTATCCTCTTTCGCTTCTCCTTCTTCAAGGGACGATTCGGGGGTATCGGTGGATTCTAAAGAATCATCGTCATTAGTCTCGTCGTCGGACAATTCAATCTCAATATCTTCATTTTCGGTAATGTCGATATTTTTAATCTTAACCATTTTTTGCCTCTTTTTTTGGTATAGATGTTGTCTTGTCCAGTTTATCTTTCTCGATTGCTAATTTAAGCGCATCGAGTTTTGTCTTATCGTCAATGCTCTCAATCTCCTTCTCGGTTTTAAGATTTTCAAGCTGTGCCTTAGTATTTTCCATTTGCGCCATCTGTCCCTGCTGCTCACCCTGCGCCTGCATTGTCTGTTGGATATGTTCAATAAATTTATCCACTCCGGTAATTGGTGCGGCTTCAAGTAATGTAACAACGTCCACATACGCCGGATTAATCTGAGCAATCAACTGTGATAATGCCAATAACTGATTGAAGTTTTCTTCACGGGTGGTCTTATTGTCTTCACCCTCGTCGATTTCAACATACATCGACGCATTTTTAACGTTATTAAAATATTGTCCGGCATAATTCAGATTGATAATAACCTGTTCCCGGATACCCTTTTTACTTTTAATTGTTACCGGTCGGTTTTCATCGGAATATATCTGGGCAAAATTATCCACAAAATCTTTTGCGATAACTTTACGCAAGGTAGACAGGTTTTTAAAATATGGATTTATAGCGGCGCTGGCGGCTTCAAGTTTTTTCTGGAATAATACACCGGATTCGCCACTTCGTTCCGTCTGTCCCTTCACGGTGGGCGTTACCTGGGATATTCGCTCTGCATGAATAAACGCTTTTTCGGCCTGTGTATTTATTTCCGGTGAAATCTGTTGCGGCCCCAACCGGCTTATTTCGGAACGCTGACCCTTTATGTTTACCACGAGGTTTGGCTGATTTCCCTTCTCCTGTAATAAGTCTACTGCTTCCGGCTCACGACCCTTGATAATTGTTGCCCCGGATGCCATTTGGGTTATCATATCCCTGAACTGGCTATTGCTTTTATTCAAATCGTCCTGTAAATCTTTTAACAGGTGGACAAAACACGTTCCTTCACTGGACTGAATATTAAAACTGTATGAAAACATCGGGAATACGTCAAAATTCTTGGTGGGTATACGGCTCTCTTTGTTATAGACAACCATATTCTCAAAGTATGGAATAACGGTCGTGATTTTGATTTTATAGTTTTCGACCTGATTCAGTTTTTGGATTGACTTGTTGATTTCACGAGCTTTGTAAAACTCGTCTTCGGTTAATTTAAAGTAATCATAACCATCGAAGCATACCCATGCTTTTTCTGCGACACGTTCCTGCATTTCGAGGACTTTGTAGGTGTCGTTCTCTTTGCTATAAAATTCATTCTTTGTGCTGTAAAATGATTCGGTAAATTTTTTAACAATATCTGAAAGCGACTGCCACCAGTATTTCGCTTCGCCCTTTTCGGGCACATATCCCAAATCATACTTTGACATAATTGTATCAAGCGACATCCATGTTTCTTTGACAAGCCATCGGATATGTTCGAGTTCAACATCGGTCTGTAAAAGTTCCGGATCCGGGTGGATATTCATGTTTTTTGGAACGGTGTACTTGAAATCCAGATAACCCTCGTCGTTCATAACGAAATCACGCTGTATCCAACCACCGACCTTTGTAATTAATGCGTCAAAAAATGCCGATTGAAGTTTATTTTCCAATTCCTGTTCGTCTTCAATCTGGTTAAAACGACCCTGAATAATTTCGGAGGTTTCAGCCTGATCACGGTAATTCGGTTTTATTCTTGCCCTACGCCGTGCCAGTTGTTCGTTACCCTGTAATGTCATCAGGATTGGGATGATAATATTGTAAGTAAGATGTGGTTTTTTATTGGTCTCTGCTTCGGTAATCTGTGCGTCAGTCCACTGTAAATTAGCGGCTGCGTAACGCATTAATTCTTCGGAATCAGAAACGGCATCGGCGAAGGAATCAACACTGTGTCGGTAACACTTTAAGACCTTATCGCTTGGGTCGTCGGCCGGATTCACATAGTATTTTTTAGCCATTTACTGAGACTTCCATGAATTTTTAACAGAACAACCTAAATATCGGAAACTATTTGTCATACTTGCAACCCTTTTTCTCCAACCACCGACTTTTTCAGATATTTTATTCTCAAAATCAAGAATCCTCGTCGCCCCGTAGCGCAAAGCATCAACGGCATGGTCTTCTCCGCGGGTATCATATTTTTCTGGATTTACCGGATCGCACTGGACGTATGGTATAGTCCGACAAAGGTATTCACAATTATCAGTCACTCTTATTCGTGGTATTTTCGGGTCTTTAACAGGAATGTCAAGTGCGTCGTAAAGCACCTTAGCGCCACCCTCACGGTCGTTATTAGCAAACGTAAGGCTAATACCTTGTTCCAAGTATTTATCTGCCGGTGAGATTAAATCATCACCTTCTGAGCCGCGAATATCATAGGCCGGGTCGGCAATTTCTTCTGAAAAATCGTCGGGGTGCAAACCGTATTTTGAATAAGTATATTCGTTTACAACTTCTGCTTGGCGTTTTGCAGATAGTTC